CGGGAAGATATGCTGCAAATGATCCTCTTCTGACATTACTTTGAGAAACAACAGAAGAAACCTTGTCATAAAGCTCCATAAAATGGACTGGTCCACTGGAGGTTCCTCCTGCTGAAATCTCTGCTCCTCTTCCTCTTAGATCTCCAAAATAAGCAGATGTTCCAGCACCATGCTTTGTCTGCATTCCTACTTCGGCTTGCTTGTCCAAAATAGCGTCCATTCTGTCTTCAATAAAGACACCATTGCAGGAGATGGGCAAACCTCTCTCTCTACCAAAGTTCGCCCAAATAGGGCTGGCTAGTGAATAAAATCCGCGAGAAAGGTAGTCTTCAAACTTCTCAGCGAATCCTTTTACTTTTAGATATTTTTCAGCCGCAGCCGAAATATCATGTCCTCTTTGTTCGGCAGATTCGCCTGTTTGTAAATACCCTCTTTTTAGAAAATCGCGAGAGTCCTTATTAAGCCATTTGTATTTCTTCATTAAAAAAGATCGTCAGCGTCAAATGTTTGAGAGTTCTTAGAATATTCCACGGGTCTAGAATGGAAGAAGTCGGTGGCATTATTGCCTAACAATTCTTCTTCGAACCACATTGTATCTTCCAATAAAGAAGTGTCAACATCAAACGCTGAATCAAAACCGATTTTTTCTAAAGAGTCATTAATTCTATTTTTTATGAACTCTTTCAAGATGTCGGCATTGAGACCTTTTTCATTAAATCCATTTACCATCCAGTCTACGAGGTAACTTTCTGCTACAAAAGCAGCTTTAGCTTCGCTAGCAATCCTCTCCTCTAATTCATCATCAAAAAGCTCTGGATGTTCGCTTCGGATGGTGTTGATAATTTTGATTCCCGCAAGAGCGTGAATGTTTTCTTCGTTTCTGGTATATTTGACCTGCTGACCAGTATCCTTAAGAACATTACGGTAACGATTAAACCAATTAATCACATAGAACTGACTAAACAAAGAAACATTTTCCACAAACAAAGTAAAAAGAGTAAGTGCATACACATATTGCTTCTTGGAATCTTTGTAAAACTTGTGGTTATACTTGCGGAGATATTTAACTCTACCCTCAATAAAGTCGAGCTTTAGATTTTCCTCAAAAACATCTTCTAATCCCAGGACTTTTAAGAGTCTCTCATAAGCATTATTGTGAATAACCTCAACGTTTGCCATCACATAGCCGAGGTCCGTTAAACTGGGATGAGGTAGGTTGTCTCCCAGCTTGCTCCAAAACTTCTTAACGGCTACTTCGATCTGTCCAATCGCAGAAAGAGTTCTGATGATCATTTCCCTCTCATCTTCGCTTAAATTTACGTTAAAATCCTGAATATCACTACTAAAACTAAACTCTTTGTCGGTCCAAAAACCGTTATGCATTGCCTCTATAAACTCCTGCGCCCATGGATAATGGTCGGGCTTCCTTGATACTTGTTCTTCGAAAATCATGACTAAACAATTTTACACTTAGCAGTATGCCTCTGTCAAGTCAATATCAAAATTTCCGAAAATTTAATTTGACAAACGAAAAGTCGCCCGTATAATATACCGTGAAACGGAGACAACGATTCTTCCTTTCCTAACGTAAAAGGTAAAGTATTACGTTTTACTTACAGTAAAACGTTATATAAATATAATATAAAATCAAGAATTGAACTTTCAGTTTTTGTGGAAAAAGGTAAACCAGAGCATAGAATTGGGTCGATGAGTAGTGACTTGACTTTAATTTCTAAGATTCAAGACGACAATGACCAAGACAGCTTGTTGGAGATCATTGATCGTCACTCTGGTATTTTTCACTCAATGGTGAACCATTTTATGTCTCACCCTCAAAACTCTCTCGATAAGAGTCAGATAGTAGGAGAAAAAGATTCCACCATTTATTCTGCGGCTCTAAATTATGATCCCGACAGAAATACAAAATTTTCTACCCACTTAGCGAACCAAACAAAGTGGAAATGTCTTAATGCCCTCAATAAAAGGAAAAAGAATAAAGAAATTTTTATTGATGACGAATATACCTATGTTGAACCTAGTTGTGACTCTTTCATTAGAGATATCAATAAAGGAGAGGCTATGTGTGTGTTTGAAAAATGTCTAGAGGAAGAAAAAGACGAAAGGGTAAAAAAAATAGTTGACATGCGATATGGAGCAGGTAATAATAAGCTCACACCTTGGAGACATATTGCGGAAGAGCTAAATATGAGCATTCAGGGATGCATTAATGTTCACAACAAGTTTATTAACAAAGTAAAAAAAGAAGGAAATTATGTTTAATTCAATCACCGCAGCCGCATATCTTGTAAAAGACCCTGAAGTCCGTCAAACCAGCACTGGTAAAAAGGTCGCCAACCTTAGGGCTGGCATTTCGACATCAAATGCTAAAACAAAATGTTTTATTGATATCGAATACTGGGACAAGACCGCTGAAATTGCAGAAAAGTATCTCAGCAAGGGAAGAGAATTTATTGTTCAAGGAGAACTCTGCATGTCTTCTTGGGAAAAGGATGGGAAGAACTTTAGTAAATATCACATCAGAGGAAAAGACTTGCAGTTTTTGAGTTCGGCTAAAAAGTCCGACTCCGATGGAGGTAATGACTCATCCCAAGACTCTGACGATGTTCCCTTTTAATGAAATTAATATTAGAAGCACCATTTAACAGCTTAAGCTTTGGCAATGTTTCTCTAAACATTGTTAGAGAATTACACAGAAAAGAAGTTGAGTTGTCTATTTTCCCAGCAGGGGATTTAGATTTTAAAGCTTATGAAATATCTGATGATTTAAAAAAATATATCGAAGATTCCATAAATAATAGGTGGAAAAATATTTCAGCAGCAACTCCTTCTCTTAAGTTGTGGCACTTAAATGGAAGTGAAAATAGGAAGACTAAAGATCAATATCTTTTTACTTTCTATGAATGCAACCAACCTACAGAAGTAGAAACTAAAATTTGTGGCTTACAAGACAAAACGTTCTTTAGCTCAAGAGAGGCAAAGAAACATTTTACAGATCAAGGGCTTACTAATTGTCAGTTTATCCCTTTGGGCTTTGACGAAGATTTTAAAGTAACAGGGAAAGAGTATTTAAAAGATACCATTCATTTTGGTTTGATGGGTAAGTTTGAAAAAAGAAAGCATACTCAAAAAATAATCAAAACTTGGCTCAAGAAATACGGCAACAATCCAAAATATCAACTTTCTTGTTGTATCTCTAACCCATTCTTTAAACCTGAACAAATGCAAGGTCTATGGAATGACACTCTTGAAGGAGTCAATTATAATAATTTAAATATTATTCCTCATCTGCAAAAAAACAGTGAGGTTAATGAGTTATTAAACGCAATTGATATTGATCTAACTGGTTTATCGGGTGGTGAGGGCTGGAACTTGCCAGCATTCAATGCTACATGTTTAGGTAAGTGGAGCGTGGTTTTGAATTCAACATCGCACAAAGACTGGGCTACCGAAGAGAACTCTATTTTAATTGAGCCCTCTGGAGAAATGCCAGCCGAAGATGGGGTGTTCTTCAAAAAAGATTCTCCCTTTAATCAGGGAACATTTTATACTTGGTCGGAAGATCAGGCTTTAGAAGCGATGGAGAAAGCTGAATCTAAGGTGGGTCAAATTAACACTGAGGGTGTCAAGATGGGGGACAGTATGACATATTCTAAAACTGTTGATTCTATTTTAGACTGTATATACAGTAGTTGAAGAATGGTATCTTAAGTGCTATAATATAAGTATATGAATACTTTAATTAATTCCCTTTTTAATGGCTTAAACGATCTCTCTCCAAGAGATCTAATGATTAGAAAAAAATCTTGTGTTGCTGATACAGGAGATGTTTATGTGGCAGAAGTAGAGTTGGCTGGCTTCTCTAAAAAAGATATCAACATTAGTATTGTTGATGGAGTTGTAGAGCTTGAGGCAAAAAACAAAGACCGTTCTCAGAAATTTAAATTACATTTAAATGATTTAGTCTCAGAGGATCATGTATCTGCTGAGATGAAAAATGGGCTGTTGAAGCTAACTCTTCCAAAGAAAACTGTATCAGAGGCAAAACAAATCGAGATTAAGTAATGCCTATTTATGTTTACAAACATCCCGAGCGAGAAGAATACCGCGAGGTTGTTCAAGGGATGAATGATGAACATGTTTATTCTGAAGATGGCGTTGAATGGAGCAGGGTTTTTCTTGCTCCCAACGCATCTATAGATAATTCAATTGATCCTTTTAGTAAGCAACAATATTTAGAAGCGACAAAAAATAAAAAAGGCACTGTTGGAGACATGATGAATCTATCAGCAGAACTTAGTCAAAAACGAGCAGATAAATCTGGAGGTCTAGATCCTGTTAAAGAGAAATTCTTTGATAACTATGCCAAGGAAAGGGGTGGCTCTGAACACCCTGATAGACCAAAGAAAGTTTACGAAAGTAAAAACGTAAAGGTTGAGTATGATTAGTAGGGTGTTCCACTAAGTCTTAATCCTTTTTCTTCAGTTACTTTAAAACTAAAGTCAGCATTAAAGTTCATTACATCGTTTATACCCATGGTATAATTGTAAGATGCTAGCTTCGCATCTTGAACTTCATAAACTATTTTTTTGTCTCCAGACGCTATTACACATTCAAAGCTATAGTTTTCATCATTATCTAAAACTCCAGTCATTAATCCGTCATCAAAACCTGACACCAAGGAAGACACGCTAAATGATCCATCAGCAGGAAATTGAGCTTTTCTGTTGTATGGAAAATTATTTCCTAATCCATAAGACGATACCCTAGACAAATTAACTTGCATATTTATAGACTGAACAAGATGAACTCCTGATAGGTTTTGTCCTCCTACCTGTAAATTTTGAAGGGTTATGCTACTGTTTGGATCGGTGGGATTAACAATGGGAGGAGTAATATCATTGCTCGTTCCAGGATCAATTTCAAAAATGCAACGTTTAACATTGTCGTTATTTCCTCCAGTCAAGTTTATAGCTGGCATTTCCATTGAGGTTCCAGTTAAACTTTCATAAACCATATTAGAAGCAATATAGCTAGTGGTAACTAGCGGTAGACCACCAATTGAATAAGATAAAGAATATGAAGTAGTATAGCAGTTTCCAAAAGCTAAACAATCAAAACCCGTGAGATTAAAAACATCACTACCACCCGTTATTACATCATAAGGCTCATAAGTTGCATTTTCAGGAGGAAGCACCACATAAAAGTTAGTGCTGTAATTAGAAACACCCCCAAACATTTGTTTATAACTTATCCATGCATTTTGTGAAAAAAGACCGAAACTTTCGTTCGCCAAGGATGGCTCTGGTATATAAGAAAAATTTAATTCAATGTCAGGTTGTCTATTAAGTTGGCGAAAAGATAAGTCTTGAGTTCCTAGCTGTTTAGGTTCCTCTCTAGACATTCCCACACTATAGCTAAAATTCTGAACTAATTTATAAGGTTGAATAGTGGTATCACTTGGATCAAAAGCATTTCCTCCCCCCTCTCCAACAAGAACGGCTGCGTCATCACTTTGTATGGCTATAGATCTAGGCATTTTATGTTCCTGTTGGTATTACACCGAGAGGATCTTCTACGAGATCAACGGTTAATTTATTAGAATTTGAATAATTCCAAGTATGACTCCATGTAGGGGAATAATATACTTTAGGTCTATTATATACAGAAGGAATCTGGTGTTCAAACCTCCTATAACCTCCTTTGTTTTCCAAGAAATGAATCATACACTTTGTCTGCTTGTCAGAAATATTTTCAAAAGAATAATTCATCCCAAAAGTAGAAATGTTATCATTCGTTTTTAATCTTTGAGTAAAAGAGTTCTGATATTGTAAAACGTCAGCTTTAATTTGAACATCGTTTTGAGTTCCAATATCAGGCTCAAAAAAGAATTTTTGAGTCCACATTGATGAGGCTCCTGTAGGGCTGTTAGTCTCACTAGAAGAGTGATCTCCAGTGCAATAATAAAAGTTATCTAACTTGGTTTGATTTAATCCCGAATAAACGATGTCATATTTTTCATAACTAGTAGAAGGCTTCCATCCCTGAAAAGATAAATTGGGAAAAGTTCCCATTCCAGACCAATTAAACAAGGTGGGTGCATGATCTACATTGATTTTAGCAGCGACCTCGAAATGTTGGTTGTTAATAAAATTAATTGCATAATTATCACAAAAACCTGAAAATGTTTTATAGATTCCTAAGTTATCGGGAGATATTTCTATAGGCAGATTGCCTGACTGTGCCTCGAAAAAAGCGGCTAGTCTACGAGCATTAGTCTCGTTAACGTCATACCTTAAAGAAAACGTTGCCGACAAACTGTTAGCAGATAAGGGAATTAAATTATAATAAAAATCATCAGTGGTATAACTGTGATTGGTCGCTTGAAAGTCTACTTGAGATCCATAGACTGGAGTAAGAGATAATCCAGCTAACTTGGAGGGAATAGTAACCCCCGAAATATTATCATCTCTGTTGTAAAATAAACTTTCGCTCATGAGTGACCAACATAGTTAAGTGTTAAACGAACTGCTCCATCAGCACTTGAATTTAGCTGTTCTGAAACCAATGATGCTTTAGGAATAGTCAAGGTTTGTAAGGAAGTTCCATCCCTACCATTAATAGTAAAAGAAACTGTCTTGTTTTCTTTTCCATATCCTAAAAAACTTAAACCGCTTTCTAAAAATATGTCATCCACTTCTAGTTGAACTGAAGCTGTATATTGAATTGGGTTAATGTGTTTTACTTCGGTTGGTGTTTCTAACCCAACCGTATAATAAGGTTTTTTGTTTACTGCTAAAGAATAATCAAAACCTATAACCCTGTTAGTGGAGCTATTATCGCACGTTGCAGTTATTGATCCCTGACTCGGTATGTAAATAGCGGTAGTCGATGCACCCGATGCATTAATTCCACTCCTCATCTCATCATAAACAACAAAGCTTGCATTTACTTTAGGCACTGCTCCAACCGCACAGTTAACAGAATACGACGATAAATACCCCTCCTCAAATCCATATGAAGCATTGTTATCATAGTTAAAGCTTCCTGCCAATTTCGATGAGGCTCCTGTAAAATTCAAAACAGGATCGTTATAAATAAGATATCTTGAAAAAGAAACTGTTTGCTGGGTTGGACCACCAATTGTAGTAAGACCTTGGCTTGAACCTAGCGGAGAAAGAGTGTTGGCGCTATTTGAATAACCAATATCAAGAGATTCAATACCTGAAAGTTCTCTAGGATCTAGGGTTGCCCCAATGCCTACTAACCCAGATATAAAAAAATGGTTTTGGTAATTTAATGTGGTGTCATACATTATGCTTTAGCTTGTCTTAATGAACCCCCCAGTCTTTTCTCATCTTCAATGACTTGCTTGACAGTATCTTTGATTCTCATTGCCAGAGTTCTCTTCTGCTCCTCACCCTGACCTCCATCTTCTGTTTCGCTACCGTCAGAATTAACAGTAATGTTAATAACAGTTTCTCCGCTACCTCCTGAAACTTCGATAAGCTCATCAAGCTTTCCAACAACTTCACCGTTACCTCCTCTTGCTCCAGAGTTTAATGCAGCTAAATTACCTCTTCCAATATTTTGTGTAGCAGCAGCATTCATAACAAACTCTCCTCCCGACAGCATAGCAGGAACCGTATCAACTCCAGCGGCATAAGGGACAGATCCTCCAGTCGCAGCCATCATAAGGTTGTTATTTTTTAAAGGTAAAACCCCAGGATTTCCATATACATCTGTAGAACCTCCAAATTGATTTCGTCTGCCAGTAAATAAATCTGTTAATTTAAAGTTTGCGGGTTTGGTAAAACCTGCACCGCGAGGATCTCCTGCTCCTATAGCTTTTTTACCTTTACCCATTCCTCCCGTAATTCCCATTAAGGCACCACTGACTATCGCTGACATTATGGCTCCTTTTAAAGCTCCCTTTTGTTGCTTCCTTTGTTCTTCAAGTTGCTTTTCTTTATCAAGCTGTTGGAAGTAAAGTCCTAAAGCTTGTTCTTGAGAGGCTTTTTCTCTTTGGGCTTGTGGGCTATTTGCAATGCCATACCTAGTCATTCTTGCGCTTAAAGGCTCCAACGCTATTGACGCGAATCCTGAACCTCCAGATATTTTATCATAACCACCCATGGTAAATCCTTGAGTGGCAAAATTAAACAAGTCAGACTTTCCAGTTATAGCCCCTTGCCCATAACTTCCTGGGGTGAACATGCCACCCCGATTCATTGTTGGGACTGATCCTGAGTTCAAAGCCATCATGAATGCAGGACCATATTTTTTAACTGCCCCTTTGTTCATGACAAACTCTCCCCCAGTCAAAAGAGCGGGAACATCATCACGATTACCAGAACCGCCACTTACTCTTCCACCAGAGTTAAATCCAAATATTGATTTTAACACTCCTCCAATAACACCATTTCCTCCTCCAGAGCCGCCTTGGTTTGGATTACCAAAGTTGCCCATTATGTTGTTAATTGCTTGATTCATAAATGCCTTAGATAAACCTAAGAAGAAATCTGAAGCGGCTCTTCTAAGAGTATCCCCTAAATTTTCTCCTTTAGCTATGGCATCTACCATTGCGTCCCCAATGTTTCTTGCAAACTCTACAGATGAATCAACAATTGTTCCTGCAAGTTGTTCAGCCTCATCAAGCTCACGTAACCCTCTTACATCTCCCGCTTGCATTAAACCAAATCTTTTCTGGAAGTTACTATCTCTAATACTTCCTTTTATTCTTGTTGCTGGATCAGTAGATAATTGTGCATTTAACAGATCACCTGCTCTAGCATCTCGTAAAGCTTTGGCTTGGTTTTTTAATAAGAAACTAGCGTCAGGAAGACCTTTAATTAATGCTGTGTTTTCTCTTCTTGCATTAGCCTCGTCTATTGTAGCCTGTATGCCTTCTTCCCTCTTTAGCCTTTCTGATCCCATGGTCTCTTGAAGCTCTCTTACAACATCTCCCATTCCCTCAATATCGCCCATTTCTCCGCGTAATTGTTCTCGAAGAAATTGATCCAGCCCTGCCGCATCGGTAACACTTGTCATCATACCTCTTACATTTGCTTTTCCAGTCCTTGCTACCCCTTCTCCTGGTGCTAATTTATCAAGAGCACTTGCAAGCTTTGCTTGCGTATCTGCCAACTCTTTTTCAAAACCCTCTCTTCTAGTAATTCTAGCGTTTACATTAGCTAATTGTATCTGGTCGTCAGCCTGTGCTAATTCTACACTTTCGCGAGCAAAATCAGTTTGAAGACCTAAACCTCTTTTTCTCATCCTTGCTCGGATTCGCTCTCTTTCCCTTATATCTGGATCTAGCGCACCTCTTGACTCTCTACCTCTTGTAATAGCTTCTCCAGCATCCGCTATAGATTCCACTCTCGTTGCCTCCAATTTTGCTAAAGCAATATCTCTTTCAGTCTGTAATTTATCTTTAGCTATACCTAAATTTTCTCTACTTAAGATGATATCATCTTTTAAAGTGTTAAGTTGATCAACTTTTTCTGAAGTGTTTTCTTCTAAAACTTTATTTGTTGCTTCTAAAATACTGTTTTCTTCTTGTTGGGTAATTACGCCATCTTTGGAGGCTTCTGCCATTAATTCTTCTAAAGCTTTAACATCGTCTGTCTTTGTTGTAAGCTCTGAAGTAAGCTTAACCATAGATCTTACGGCATCTACAGTTTTATTTCTTGAGTCTCTCTCTGCTTCTAAAATTTTAATACCATTCTTTCTGTTAATAACCTCTTCTGCACTTAGTCCTGTTCTAAGGATATCCATCTCAAGTTGTTCCTTGGCATCATCAAGAGCCGTGTCATTCATCTTGGCTCTTTCAGCAGCCATTCTAATTATTCTATTAGTTTGGTTAGCTGTAATTCTAGCTTTTATTTCTTCTGCCTTTGTATCTGCATCGTTCGCTTTTTTCTTAGCATCCTCTTCCTTCTTAATCAGAGCCATCCTTAATTCATGAAGATCTCTATCTTGAACGGCTCTCTCTCTTCCATCATCCTTAAAAAGCCTTTCTCTTAACTTAGTCTCTGCCACCCTTAGGGATTGAGAACCAAGACCCGCTTCTTTTATCTCCTCCTCACTCATTCCTTCGGTCATTTTTTTTATGAGACTGCCTCGGGATTTTCCACCCTTCAAGAAAGCCGAAAGCTGATCTTCATCAAATTTAGTTAAAAATTCTTTATCTTCTTCAGTTATTCCTAAACCTTCTGCATCCTGTATGGCTTTGGTAAACTTATTAGCCTTAACTATAAGTTGATCAAAAAATGTTAAAGTGTCAGCAACTTCATCTTTTGAAATAAATCCGTCCTTTCTTATCTTATCTATAGCTGCCAGCATTTGGTTCATATCTCCCCCCGAAGCAACCACGGTTTCCATTCCAGCCTCTAACGATTCCCTTAATGCACCTTTTCCAAACAAGTCTGCTCCTTCAAAATTTGCTTCTCTAGCTCCAAATGCTGCACCTTTTGATGAAAGCATAAATTTTTGAAAGGCATTGAGGTCTTTAAGTTCATCATCTCTCATTGCAAACGCAGAATTTTGTCCTGAGAATTTACCATCAGTTAGGCGGTCCATGGTATCCTTAACTCTTTTTTGTCCAGTAGGACTTAGCATATCGAGTCTAATGGCAGCTTTTTGAGCAGACTCGGAAACTTGAGACATAGCATCAGCCGCAGCATTTGTAACACCTGTTACTTGATCAAAAACATCAGAACCTATTTTGTATGCAGCCGTAAGTATACCAACCTTAACAGACAATCCTTTTAGGAAGCCTCCAAGTTTGCCAACCTTTCCACCCGCTCCCTCTAAGGCACCACCTAATCCTTCCAGAGCAAAGGATGCCGTCGATCCCGCAGCAATTCCCTCTGAAACAATATTAGTATATCTTGCAAAACCATCGGTAGCATCAGCAGTGGCACCACCAAGCATTGTCATTCCAGCTTGCAATGCAAATATTCCACCAAGCAAATCTCTATTTCCTTCTTTTACCTCATTGTCGGAACTCAGTCTTTCTGATGCCGCATCATTTACCTTTTTTCTTGTTTGACCATTTGTTTTGATTTGGGCAGTAAGTTTTTTAAGTTCTGCATTTGCGTCTGCATTGGTCATCTTGCCATGTTTTATTTCCTTATTGAGAGCACGAATAACATTATTTAAACTTTTTAAAGATGCCTCTACTGGCTTAGAGCTTGTTCCTATATCTTGCATGGTTAGCCCTTTTGCAAAGTTAGGGATAGCTCCAGTGGGCTCATCCCTTGTATTAGTCACCGCAAGACCCATTGGGTTCCCAGCATTCCTTAAAGAAGGATCTTGATTAATTCTTATCTGATTTATGGGTAGACCCGCCGCAGACTCTCTAGCCACAGCATCTTCTAAACCGCGAGCAAAATTAGGAATATATCCAGAAGCACTTTGGAATCTTCTGCCTACGAGTTGATCCCTTCTCCTTAATATAAGTGGTTCAGCCTTACTACTAAACTCTCTCTTAAGATTACCCTTCTTATCAAACCACGAAGGATTTTTGGATCTAACTTCAGATGTAGCCATGATTTGAGCATTCATCTGTTTTTCGCTAGGATCAAACCTACCTGCACCTTTTTCTTTTATAACTTTCTGATAAAAACTTTTTAAATTATCTTGAGATGTGCTAACTTTAAAGTCTCCTGTATTTTGACCACTCGGTATACCAAAAAACTCTTTTATTGTTTCTAAATTTGAACCCATTCTTACATCAAAATCCCCGCCCTTTTCTCTTTGTGCGGCTCTATAATCAAGAGACGAGGCTATAGCCACTTCGAAAGCGGCACCTATCACTCCCATTAATGCCCCTTTTGCTCCGCGAGTAGTATCAAATCCTTTTTGTATTTCACTTTCTTGTGCTATTCTACCTAAAGGCTCTAATTTCTTAGTATATAGAGAGGCAGCTTTAAAGATTTCAGATGAAATCATATCTTCAATGCTAGCCTCTTTAGCATCGCTCCCTTTTTTGACTGCACTTTCGACAGGTCCACGAACAATTCCTCCCCTAACCTTTACTCCGTCTACTGTTTTGGGTGCTCCTTTTATTTGTTGTATTGGCTTCTCCTTGCCAATCTCTGGAACTAAGTAAAAGAAATTAGAAGCGTCTACGCTGGTGACTTTCTTTTTTCCCCCCTTTGCTTTTGCAAAGTTCGGGACATATCCCCCTGCCGCCCCAATCTTTTTGGCTCCCGCAGGGAGTCCCATGGAAGAAACCATATTCTGATTGAATATTGCTGACCCACCGCTTCCTGCAAAATTTGGAACGATAAACTCGCTAGTATTGGCAACCATTGTGCCACGTTGCCCACCTCCAAAATTAAAGTTAGGTATAGTTACTGGTTTAGCGGAACTTGGTGCTCCTCCTACTCCTTTATTAATATCACTTTGTTCTGAACCATAGCCCATCACAGCATTAAAGTTTGGTATGTATCCACCAGCACCACGACCTCTTGCACCTCTGGTTCCAGCAAAAACCGCAGGGGTGATTTTAGATGCAATCCCCTGCATCCTTGTCATTATTGCCATTTGCTCATTGAGAGCAGTGGTAAAGAATTTAATTTGAGCTTTTCTTTTTTGTTCTATACTCAAAGTGCTATTCTCGATATTCATAATCTGCTTTTGAATATCTGCGTTACCTAGAAGCGTGGATGCTATCTGCCCCTGAAGCGTAGCCTGTTCTTTTGCCGCTTTGTTTAAACCAAAGAAGGTTTTAAGAGAACCCACTCCAAATTTGGCTAAGTCAATAGTTAGCTTGGCGATGATTGCGCCAAATATTGCTAACCCAGGTCCACTAAGCACTGCACCTATACCTTTTACTATACCTTTTGCAAAATCGCTACCTAAACCCTCTCCTTCAAGAAGGCTTTTAATGTTTCCAACTAAAGAATTGAAAAAGCCTAAAATATTTTGCAAACTATCTGTAACTCCGATCTCACCAAGAGTGTTGGCTAACTCTTTAAGGTTTACGGTAGCCTCGTTGATGGCTGCTGACAAAGTTTGGTTAAGGGCTACATTACGAGAGTAAGCTTCAGTTGTAGCATTAGCTGCGATCTCTGTAACTTTAATAGCAGTAGAGGTTTCTCTGTTGTAATCTTCAAGAATAGCTAGGAATGGAGCAATCTGGAATTTTCCAACTAAGTTCTCTGCAATTTGAAGCCTCTTGGCATCTGGTAATGTTTCTAAAGTTTTACCTAAGTTTTGAATTAATTTGGTTGCACTAAGAACTTGGCCAGAAGCATCTGTAACTTCAACACCAAGGTTTTGCATGGTTTGCAGTTTGTCTAGACTTTGAATTCTAGTAAAAATTGTTTTAAAGGAGTTACCAATCACGGCACCACCTCGGGCAGTTCTTTCTTGAACGGCAGTAATTACACCAACCAACTCATTGAAAGAAACACCAGCTTGAATAGCAACTGATCCAGAACGCTTGATACCCTCAATCAAATCTCTTTCCGAAACCGCAGCAGAAACAGCGGCGGCTGATAGTTTATTTAAAACTTCCGCACTGGTAATACCAGTGGAGTTGAAAGAGTTAATAGCGGAAGTTAATCCTGCAACCGCTTCAGCAGCACCTAATCCCGACAAACGACTTAGAACAAGAGAATCATTTAATCTCTTTGTAACCTCTTCGGCTTTCAAACCTTGACGACTTAATTCTAATGCCGCTTGAGCAACAGTATCGAAAGACTGTTCAGTGTTTCTAGCTACATCAAAAATTGTTTTCTTAAATCTATCTAGTTCCTGAGTGGTTGTTCCTAAAATAGAATTAATGCTGGCTAAAGATTTCTCAACCTCAACAGTTGTTTTTACAAGATCTTGAAAGCCTCTTGTAACAGCCGACAAAACACCCACCGAAGCTCCGAATGCTAACACACGGGCATTAGCAGCCTCCATAGATTTTGTAAATTGGTCTGCCTTACCAGTAATTCGTCCTAGAGGCTGTGAAAGTCCCTCGATACTCTTGGCACCTGGACCCATGTTAACCTTGAGACTTTTACCTGCTCTTTTAGCAGCAGCCTCAATACTTGCTTCTAATCCTGTTTGTGTGACTGGTATCTGAATTGGCATAACCGTAAACCTTTGTTGTATTTACACAAAGATTTACACATCCTGCCCAGCTAATCGCATCATTTGTTCCATATTAAGCTTTCCACCATGTTTCTTTAACTCATCTGAAAGAGAAACAGCACTACCTTCGGGTTGAATTGCTTTCATGTCTTCTCTAGTAGCACCAAATACAGCAGAAGCATCAGAATCGTCTCTTAGACCTCCTCCTCCGTTGGTTTTGTTTCTTTGTGCTTCTGAAAAAGCTATAAGCTTTTGTGGATCTTGTTTAATATTTTCAGGTATATCATCAGTAAATTGAAATATATTAAAAAACATTCTCCCAAATAAAACTACCCTTAATTGATAGATAGTTAGTCCTGTTACTGGTTTTGAATAAAACCCATTAACATCTTCACATAACGAAAGATACATGCTAAAAAAAGGACGCAACACAGCCTCTTGTATTCTTGAATCACTCAACCTGTCCTGAACATTTTTCTGAATAGATGTTAGCTCAATAATTTCCCATGGCTCTAGATTTGCAAATTCTTCCTCTGAGTATAAATGTTCTGTTAAATCTTTATTTTTAAATAATAAAAATCTCAGAATTTCATCTGCGCTTCTAGAAGTAGCATAGTCATCAGCGGTTTGACCTATCACCTCTTTCCTGCTCTCCTTTAAACTCTCAATTTCATTTAGCTTTTCATCAATAGTTTGATTCATAGCCTCTTTTTGTGAGGGCAGAAAAATGCTTCTGACTGTTCTTTTTAAATTTGAGACTTCATATTCTAAAGACGCTATCTTTTGGTCATCTTTGTCTTCCCAAATTCCCTCTTTAATTACATATTTTAACCTATCTTCTTCGCTCTCTAAACCTTTCTTGATAGCTAGCTGTCGATATTTTTCATAATATTTATGTAAATATCTCTGATCCCTGATACTGATGTGTTTGATATAAACAGTCTTTTCATTAAAGACGGCTTCTGTATACCCATCAAAAGCCTCACCTATTAGTGAGATATAGAATTCTTCTTTCAAAGATCACCTTTTTCCATGTCCTCGATAAGCTTATTAAACTCATCGGGAGTCGAGGCTTGATTGAAAAACCAAAAAGCTAAAATAGTAGTAACTTTTTTGACAATAGCTTCATACAAATCACTGCTATTATCTTCTTTTCCATAATAATCATTAATTTTTTCTTCGAACTCTTCTCCTTTAAAATATGGAAGAGGATCTTCATCATCCTCTCTTTGGATATGAGTAAGCATTAAAGTATACCAAAGCAGTAAACGATTTTGAGCTTTAGTATCTGCCGTATGATCAAACAGTGAATGCATGGAAGACTCCGCATTAACAATTTTTCTCTTTGTAAAAGCTAGATCCTCCTTTAGTTTTTCTAATTTTTCTTTCTGTTTTTCTGTCTTTTTCTCTACGTTTTCGAGACGGACATATTCATTTTGAATATCAAAAATTTCTTTATAAAGCTTTCCATAGTCTTGAGCATCATCTTCACTCCATACTCCCCCTGTATCGCTATACTTTTTAAACAACATAGCCTTGGTCAAAATTCCTTTTTTTACGCATCTACTCAATTCTACCGAATACTCAAGTTCTGCATCCTCAAGTTCTCTGCGAGAAGGTCTTTTAATTTTAATCTGAACAGGAACTTTTTCCTTCACCTTTTTAGTGACAGTCGTTTCTTCTCCAGTTTTTTTGTTTTTCCGAGTGTGGGTTTTCTCGATTTCTTTTTCTTCGTCTAGAGTAAATGAATATAATTCTTTAAAAGCCATAACCTTTTTCCTTATTTAAAAATGAAACTTACAGTATAATTATCTATTTCAGAACCTAAATTTCTAATAGATTCGTTACCAACATCTAGAATTCTTTTCCTAATCCAGTTTACCTTTTGAGGGGTAAAGTGGTTAGCCGTATCAATTATTTTGTGGTATTCCTGCGGAATGTTCTCATACAGCTTTTCATAATGGAAGTCATGATCTTTTTTCATGTCTTCAACCATGATTAACATCATTTTAAAAAGCCTAGAAATCTCCCCATTGGAGCTTTCAGATAATTTTTTTTTAGCATCCATGCCTTAATCCTATCTTATTATATAAATAAAAGTGTAAAAATCAACATGGCAGGTTTTTTATCATCAGATCAAATAACAAAAATTAGGGATTTAGCGGATACCTTGCATACCACTTTTGCGAGAACCATTACAGTTTACAAGAATGCAAAGAAAACATTGATAGCCTCTACAACTGCGTGGAACTCACTTTACCGCAGAACTAATACGGGCTCAAATAGTGCTGTAGAATACACAGAAGTATCTCAGAGTTTTACAGCGAGAATATACTATGACGACATGGACACCTCATATTTAACAGATGATGGGCCATCTCAGCAAGCAGGAACACAAAACAAAGTTGTAGTTGCGGCTGGAACCGTAAGGATAGTGGTTAAGCAAGATGCTTATGATTATTTAAGTGAGGCTCGCAGAGTAGAATTCGATGGAACAAAGTTTATAATTGAAAGCGATGGACAACCTCGCGGATTAACATCCAATCAATTTTATACTTTCGTTCTTAGCCCTGTAGATTCCTAATGCCACCACTCCCTCCAGATGTTAAAAATGCTTTAACAAGACAGGTTCCCAAAGCTGTCCGTAAGGACTTTGAAAGAGAAACAAAAGAAAAGTTTAAAAGAATTAAACAAGAAATGATCAAGGAGTTTCTTGGTCATCCTGTCACTATAGAAATCATGGAGGGGCCAAGTGCTGCTAATATTAGCGGAACCTTACAGGGTGTAACAAATCTGTTTGCCTTCATAGGTTTTGATGAGGGAGATCAACCTGTTTTGCCAATTATAACCCTTTTAGAAAGCACAGATATTTTATATCGAAAAGAAGTAAGAACTAAAGGTTTGGGGGTAAGTTTTGATATCTCCTTTCCTACCGCAGAAGAAATCTTTGCAATTACCCCTCTCCCTTGGGCTACAGGAAGAAGCTGGGCAGAAGGTATAGAACGAGGAATATCGGGTTTGGGCTATTTATTGAGGAAAAGTGGAGGTAGATCGGGAGCAGCGGTTCAAAGTCGTGTAAATAAAGTGAGAGGCGGCAGATTCCAAAATCTACCCTATATCTCTTCTTTTATTAAAAAGTATAGAAAAAGATTTGAACAACTGAAATGAAAGAACAGTTCCAACATAAACTAACCACATCATTTTTCTTGTGGTTTGATAATTTTTTATTAAAACACGGAGAGGCTTACAGTAATAAAACTGGACAATTTTATTACTATGAAGATTCTAGATTAGATTCAGACTACAGAGCCTACGGAAGCCCCTATAAACAGTGGGTTACAGACTCTTCTATTACTGGAGCTAATATACCAACAGGAGTTCATTTTGGGAATGAGACATCAGGCAGAAGTGATGGTATTGTTTTTGATTTTGACAATGGCAGGGTCTTAGTGGAGGGGAGCGTAACAGGATCTACTATTACGGGAGAATTCGCGGTAAAAGATTTTAGTGTTTATTTAACAAATGACACAGAAGATGACCTTATAGTAGAAAACAAATATGTCACTAATTCTAGGCTTCCCTCAGGACCACTGACCTACATTGAGCCTTATGACGATGTAGTTCCTGCTATTTTCTTGTCAACTGCCCAGTCTGACAATGAACCCTTTGCTTTGGGAGGAATGCAAGAAACAAGTGTTCAAGCAAAAGCTGTAGTTATAGCTGAAGATACTTATCAGCTAGATGGAGTATTATCTATTTTTATGGATTCTGTAGATGAAAATTTTGAAGCAGTTCCAATGACGGGATATCCGATTACAGAGCTTGGAGACCTTAAGGGAGGATCTTATAATTATACTGGAACTACAGATAATTATACAGGCGACACCAAATTTTATGTAGACAAAGTAAGAACATCTAAACTAAGCGATAGAACAAGAAGAGAGCTTGCTAGCGAACTTTATATTGGATTTATTGATTTCGACTTACAACAGCACAGATATCGCTTCCAATAATTTCATATTTTAATAATAAAACTGTAAACAAGAGAAAGAATCTTTAATTATGGCCAGAAACAGAGTAATTTATCAATCAGAGGCACTTTACGTTAGTAAGAATGCTGCATCCACAGGAAAAGCAGACCACAAACAACTCGAAAGAGTTCAAAGTGCAAATTTCAACTACACCATTAATCGTCAAGACGTAAACCAGTTTGGACAATTGGCTCGTATTGACTCGTTAGTTCTCGACCCTCCAACTGTTGGAACGGATTTTTCGTATTATTTAACAGACGGATTTAATGAGAGATGTTTAGGTTTTTACGTCAAAACTGGTGGTGGAAATAGAGTGAATGACGGAGGTTTTGCATCTGGTCACTTACTCGGTGGTTCTGGTTTTAATTCTTTTATTGTTACTGGCCCTGATGGTAAAGACCTAAACAGGCAGACTGCTGGTCTTACATCCACTGACCATGTTATTGGAATTGGTAACTGTTACTTAAGCGATTATTCAGTAGACCTCTCTGTAGGATCTTTACCAACTGTTTCCGTGACTCTTGAAGGAGCAAATGTTCGCTCCGATGTTAGTGCTTCAGGAGATATTGACAGTCCCGCAATTAACCAAGAGGCAGGAACATCATATGGTCCAGCAGTTAAGTTACCTGCTCCAACAACAGGGGCAGCTTCAACTATCACAGCATTACGTCCAGGTGATATCACTGTAAGTCTCACTGACATCGTAGGGGAAACTATTGCTGACCTTGATGGAGACGATGGAGCCCACGTTCAAAGTGTTTCTATTAGTCTTCCTCTTTCTAGGAGCCCTATTGATAGACTTGGAAGCAAGTTTCCTTTCGCTAGATCGGTTGACTTCCCTGTTAATGTAACCATGGGAATTAGTGCTATCGTTAATGAAACGATTGCAATGAATCTTGTTGATACTCTTAACTCAGGTGTTCAGGATGTCTCGGTAACGCTTAAAGGACCAAATGGATCAACCGATGCGGTTATTTTCGACCTTAAAGGTGTTAAAGTAGACTCGGAAAGCTTCTCTAGCGCAATCGGATCTAACCAAACAGTTGATTTAAGTCTCTCTGCTCAAATTGGTGGACCCGCTGACACTACTGCGGGTCTCTTTATGAGTGGTGTTTCTACAGTAGCTGGACCTCATGAATAATCATGGATTTTAAAAAATCACATAAAAAAACTTTCCCTTCTAAAAAAGAAGCTATCGTTTCTGCTCCTAAAAAGGCACCAACTAAACCTTCTGGGTCCAAATCCCTTAAGGAGAAGTTTAAAACGATTGAGCACCTCAAGAACACTTTGAGGAAGGCTTCTGAAGAAGAAGTTAAGACTTATGCGAAACTCGCAAACGTGTCATACAAGGGAAGTAAAGGTGAAACTGAAGCGGAAATAGTAAAAATTTGGAGAAACTCATAATGAAGCAAAGCAAAAAATCAGATACCAAAAAGGCAGCTAAAAAAGAAACCCCTAAAAAGGCTGTTCCTAAGAAGGAGACTCCTAAGAAGGAGACTCCTAAGAAGGAGATCCCTAAAACTCTAGGTGAGCTTAAAAAAGAGTTCGTAGCCGCAAGGAAGGCTAATCCAGAAAAAGACGTAGAGCTTCGCGCTCAATATCTTAAGGATAAGAAAAAGCTTCAGTCTTAGTATTGGAATCCTACAACGTAGCCATCTCCGCTACCATCTATTCCCCCCAACTGTCGGGGTTGAGCTTGGTATATATTATACTGAGAAGCTAACTGTATAACCTTATCCATGCAATCAGAGGCAAGACCCCTGTAGACTTTAGACACCTCATTGCGATTAACGAACGTAACGGCACTCTCACCGTCTCGCAGGGACAAAACGTTGTCTCCACTCACGGAAGAGTGTGTAATGCCTCTAAGGGCATTTCTCGCCTCTTTATTGTAGTAATTTGAAAGGTATAGCTCCTTAAGCACATTCTGTGCTTCTGTATCCATTACCCCATACGTTCCACTTGCACCCTCTCCACTAAAATCTGTATAAAGATAAGTATTTACTTGTCCTAAATTTTCAAAAAGCCACCCACTAACGTTTGATACTGTGGCTATACCTGTGTCACTATCAAACTCAGTGACGACAATTCCTGAGGCGAGATCTTCTAATACGTTCGGCATATAGTGTATTACACTCGTTTATCCATTTAACCAATCAATAAGTTCTTTATGTTGAGGGTTATTTGGATCTAATACAGGTGTCTCAATAGGTTGCGGTGCCGCAAAAGCTGTAGTCCTGTTTTGATAACGATGAAATTCTTTCATGATATTATCAATTACAGTTTCTTTTTCATAGAAAGGATTAATCCCTACTTTTTTAGAAAAGGTCTGAAGATCAGCTTTACTCATTTTACCCAACCTCTCTTTAAGTGTCTCTGGGTCATTAGTCCCAAAAGAATTCATTTCTCCAGTCCCAAAGATAACCTCTGCCTCTTTTAAGAGATCTTTATATCTAGCGGTGCTAGTTTCACCATTTTTCTTTAACTCCTCAAGCTCTTCTATTAAGCCCTTTTTAGCAGGTTGTTCTTGTCCTGTTGTAACTTCCGTAAACGGTTGTTCTTTCTTTTTAGCTGTTTTCTTTTTAGCCATACAATATTATATACACTTAAATAATAAATTACAAAAAAAAAGCCACCCCCCGCAGGGAGTGGCTTCTTTTAAATATAGGGGTCGCGTATTATACGATAACTCCGCAAAGGACACGGTTGTCAAGGACAACACGACCTTCTTCGATTGCACCGTAGTAGCCAATCTTATTCTGACGAACGCTATACTGGTCGTCAGCAAGAAGAGTCATTTCGCTTCCGCTTTCGGAATCAGTAGCAACAACCCTCATGAGAGAATCGCGGCTACGATCAACACCGACAACGATTTGCGTAGCAGCACCGTCAAAGTTTGCTCCACCAGTGTTATCGAACTTGTAGTAATCAGTAGTGCTAGCGGCAGTCGCAAAGATAGTGTTAAACTTCTCTCCTTTACCCATCTCATTGAACTCAAGGATATTGAGACCCATGAAGCTGTTGACTCCTGCATTCCTGAAAAGATCCTCACGGACAGAATCAGGAGCGGCAACAGGATTAGCAGTAGTAGCATTTCCACCAGCACCTGCTCCATCACCACCACGGGTGTTTACAGGGTTATAAGCCATTGCACGAATGCTAGCTACAGCCTCAGGGGACATGATAAGATCCGTAATTCCACGAACGCGAGTGGTAGGAGTTCCACCAATCCATGAGCTATTAATACGCTTCGCAAGAGTTTGAAGATTATTAAAGTCATCCATGAGGAGTGATCCTGCAAGAGCAGAACGGAATACCTGACCATTACCCGTAAGGGGAGAGGTCTTAATAGTAGCATTTGCAAGAGAAGTCATAAGCAAAGTAGCGGAAGTGCGCTCCTGCTTAAGAAGAAGTTCTTGTGCAACGCGAGTAAAAGTTTTACCAACAACGTCCATGCGGCTCTTAGCAGCATAACGACGATCAAAATCGACCGCAGCATTAAGGTTGTAAGTAGCCACTTTCAATTCAGAAGCGGTTGGCAACACTTGGTTACTGGGAAGACCACCTGCGTGAGTCTGACTCCAAATCCTGACGTAATCTTCGTCAGAGATGTCGTAGTAGAGATCAAGTGGGATGCTTGGGTTATCATCAGCATCAAACTGAAGTGATTTGAACAAGGTGCTGACCGTAGGAGCATTGTTGAGAACTTCGGCCAATACAGGTCCGATAAACTCAGCCAGTGCAACCTGCGCTTCGTATGCAACATTGCGGTTGCGAGAAGCCATAGCCTTAACAAGTTCAACTTGTTCTGGGGTTCTTTTTAAAGTAATATTCATGATAAAAAATCCTTTCTGAAATTAGTTACAATCAATAGATACAACGATATAATTACCAGAGAATTGATCCGTGGTAATTCCGACACTTCCGCGATGACCAGTTCCGAGAACATGACCAAAGCTTTTCTGCTCCTCAAACAAGGCTCCAGAACCAGCACTTAAAGCAGACACTGCAAAACCAGTAATTTTTCCTGGAGTAGCATCAGAGATCTTAATCCTGTTTCCTGGAGCATAGTCGGTGATAGGTCCGTCGAATGCAGCAGCAGCCAAGGTAAAGATTCCTTTAGTAGCTACAGGAACAGCTTGTCCTGGAAGCATTGCTTGTGCTTCAAGTTGCTTTTCTGGGTTGTAAAGAAGTTTTTGCCCGTTTTCATCGTTTTTAGCGGTTTGGAAAAGGGTTAATCCGAGTGGGAGATCGCCTCCTTCGGCTCCTGTGATTTTAAGATTAACTTCGGGATACATCTCAGCAGTTCCAAGAAAGGGATAATCTCTCTTGCCGAGATATGCCCTGTCCTGATACGTGATGGGATCAAGATCGAAGTTACCTGCATGCACCTTAACAAACAAGCCAGCGTCACCGCGACCAGAGCTAATGGTGTTATCGTTAACATCAGCCTCAAGATGAGAATAGAGGTTAACTACATCGTGATCAGAGTATTGTCTGAATGGTAGAATTCGTAATGCCATAATTTTATAGTGTTAAATTAAGAAATTTCAATGTTGTCGCGTGAAAACGCTGCTTTAAACTTGTCGCGAAGGCTTGGCTCCTCAGAAGCAACAGCTTCATTGGAATTAGCAACTGGAGCATCAACAGCTTCAGCATCGTCAAGAGCTTGCTCTACTTGGACTTCTTCCTCAGAAGCATTAGAGACTCTTTTTGCGACTTCTTCATCAATACGGGCTTGAATCTGGGCATCAAATTCAGCTTGAACTTCTTTGTTTTTGTGTTTCCACAAAACTTCAAGTTTGGAAGCGAATGCCTCGTAAGCCTCTTGATCTTCTAGACTCTTAAGTTCGGAAGCGAGAAATTCGCGATCTTGATCATCAAGTTCAAATTTTTCGTCAATATCTTCCATGCGCTGATTGAACGCTGCTACAGCTTCATCGGCTTTTTTCTCATTTTCAAAGTGAGAAATCCGCTCGTTGGCAGAGCCAAGCTTTTCTTCAAGTTCAGCCACAGAAGACTTGAGGTCTTCCATTTCTTTGATTTTACCTTCTTTCGCCAATCGCTGCTCCTCGATATCTTTGCGATATTGCTCGTCGCGTTGGCGAATAGCGTCTGCAAAAGTATCAGTCATTGAAGCGACAGCTTCTTTAGAGAATTTCTTCTCATTAAGAAGATCCTTTAGTTCGTTAAGAGTCTTTTCAAGTTCCATATCAATGATGTTCTTTTGGTTGTTTACATTTAAATTATTATTTTGTGAAATTTTATCACGTTTATCATTTATAAAAACTTTGTTGGTTTTGGGGCTTTCCCCATACAACCCTTTCACATCGGCAGCAGGATTCATTGTATATGCAATTCCCAATGGGTATATATCACCCATAATTAAACGATAAATATCTTCGCCATCATCAGTTTGACCAGACCCCCCATAACTCCTTAAATTACCTTGTAATTCCATAATTTCCTCGGGGTCACTGACAATTTTTGCATCACTTAAAATGTCACTTCCCACCGCTAAAACAAAATCATTAAATCCTACTTCCCAGCTAGCTGATACTTTCTGATAAGCCTTATCTTCGGGGTCTAAAGATTTTTCTACTAAATTTGTAAAATTAGGATTAACCGTTTTGTATAAAACTGCCCCAAGAGCAATATTAAAAGGCTCTTGAATTGTTTTTACTTCCTCTTCTCCAAGTAAACGACTTGAAGCAAAATCACTATATCCCGCAGAAACAATATGACCCACAACTTTTTGTTTGTCGTGTTCTATGTTTGTAGGCTTATGGATAAAGTTTTTAGTATACCTCACCGCAGTAGAAGTATCCATCCCATCACCATTTTTATTAAATTTATTTACTACCGCCGCATTAAAGGCAACACCCAAAAGATCTTTGTTGCTCTCGTAATTGATGTCTTTTGGAACTAAAGGTTCTAAATTTTCCAAGGAAGCCTTAGAAATTAAAGAAGCTTCATTGATTTCACAAGGAAGTAAGAGAGCCTCAAAAGTTGTAGTGTATTTGTAATCCATTACTTTTTCTCCATCCAACTTTTAGGAAGAGCACTTTCTGCCCCTATTTTTTTAGCCCTTTTGATAAGTTTGCTTTTAAATTCCTCAAAGCTCATAGAGCCCTCATATCTTCCCCAACTGCTTACAGCATTTTTCACATCCCTAGCTGATAAAACAGGAAATGACCTTCTTTTGGGATCAAGAAAGTCACTATCTTTTAATTCACTTCTTTTTTTTTACCGAATCTTTCGGCAGCAATGTCTGTGAGCATTTGAGCATAGCTTTTCTTGGGCTTGATTTTTTCGCCCTCCATCTTTTTCTTGGAGTCCTTGTCGAACTTCATATCTTTCTTTAAAGCTTTTTTCTCTGCGTCTTTTTTCTCTGAAGGAGCACCCTTGTCTAGCTTTTTGATCTTACTCTTATCGTCTTTGATAGCGTCCTTCTCATGCTCGACTTTTTCCTTTTTGGTGTCTTGCTTGAGTTCTTTCTTATCAATTTTGTCGTATTGCTTCTTATCCAACTTCGCTTGAATTTCTTCAGCAGAAAGGGATACTTCGATGTTGCAGTTATTCTTGTTCATGGCTATGATATAAAATGGCTGATGGATATGTGTCTAAAGTGTGTTCGGCAGAAATATCTAAAACTTCTTTTAAAGTATTCAAATTTTCTATTTCGTTAAAATCCTTTACACACGATTCTAGCGTTTCGTCCCAATATTCTTTGGCTTGTGAGCAAACAATAGATTCACAGAGAGTATTAACCATATCCTCTTGATCAGAACTTAAGCTATCAACCTTAAGTTTTTTGCTTATTTTACCCTTTGCTTCATGAATTAAGTTATCTATTTCATAGATAGTTTTTTGTATGCTAGCTCTAGAGTATTTTGCATTTGCAAGAGGGATATCAGTAGTTCCCTCTGGTCTTCCCGCCTGTTTCTTTGGCCCACCATTAGGAGAAAATACTGGCACCCCACCCACTATTGGGTTGTAATATCCCTGCTCTCTCTCTTCTAAGAAGTCTTTTTGAGCATCGTTAAGTTGATCTGGCTCGGGGAACTTTCCATTATGGAACATTTCCATTCCTTGTTTTGGTGTAATGATACCAAGCTCCATAAGTCGAGTAGAAGCCCTCATAAGCTGAACTTCATCCCTCATATCAATATCCTTCATCCTAGCCTCTGGCCATGACCTAAAGCCAAGGTTCTTAGCAATTCTTTTAATTTCTTTGTTTAAAAAATCATTTAAAAATCCGTATCTAGACTCTTGTAATCTATCAATAAAGATTTGAGCTTTAACTTGTGTAGAGTTGAATTTTTCTTCCCCGACCACAATGTTTTGTAAACCCTGCTTAATGTCTTCGTTCAGAATTTGATATTTCTCTGGACCCAAAACTAAGTTTAATTCAGGAATGATAAACTCTGCTTTTGTAGTATAGTCTGAAACCAACACACGACCAACACTCTCATTTTTAAATAGATTTTGCATCGCCGCCATGTTGTTTGGGTTAACACCCCCTTTATCTGGATCTGCACCCATAGTGATAAGCAATATAACGTTTTCAACCGTTCTAGTAATTGCCTGATCCATTTTCTTAAGTTCCAGCTTTGCATTGATGTCTTCTAAAACAGGGAAACCAAAAGGAATGGCAAATGGCTCGTAGTCTTGCTTTTTATAAAAAGAATAACTTAATTTATTAGGGTCTAGGTCTAACGACAAACCTTTTCGCGAGTAGGAGCCGTCTCTAATCGCTTGTTGTGTTTCTAAGTCTAAACTTTGAAATATAGCTAAATCTTCGTCTGTTTGAGGGCTAGCCAATCTAGCTATCTCGTAATCAGATAAAACTTTTTGATAAGCTCCGCTGTAAGTAAAAGTAGTAGCTCTTTTTGCGACCACATCGTAAGGATTAAGCAATACATAACGCAAAGGAATACTATTGTCCCCTCTTCCTATAGTGCCTACTTGATTTATTAATTTTGCGTAATCTTCAGCTTTGAACTTTCCATCTATTCTATATAAAAATATATTTCCACTTCTGTAATATTCTCTAAAATACTGATCTTTTAAATTAATTATATTTACCCTTTTAAACCATTCATAAAAAAACTCTCTGCTTTTGCGAGTCCCTCCCTCTAAGTAAATATCGGTATTTGTAAACTCTGACATTATATCTATGGCATTACGGAAAACCGCCACATTAGAATAAGCCTTCTGACACAATTCAATTGCATCTCTACAAGTCACACCGTCAGCCGCATACTCATAAGGCAACAAACCCCTCCTAATACTAGAAAACCTATCTTTTGTTTGTGCAAAAGCTGCCCTATTATATCGGGAGCCCTTAAAACTGGACTCTGTTAAACCTTGCCTTCTTGCTTTGGATACTTCGCTAAATGATGCATCTGAAGTGTAAAAAGGCTCTCCCAACAATTCAGGAGAAGGCTCTTCTTTACTCGGGTGAGATGGGTGTTCTTGGGGATTAAATTGATTCCAATATTCAGAACGTTTAGTATATTTTCTTTTGGACATAGATATAAACTATCTTACACCCCAAAGTTAACTTTCAACTTTTAAAAGTTAAGAAATGAACATTGGAGTAAATGTTTGTTGAACATTACCTATGTCTTCTGAGTTCATATCGTAAAAAACATTCATAGCCCAATTGCCTAAAACCAAGGCAGAATAAGAGTCTTTCCTTGCTTTGTCTGCACCGCTTTGCTTTCTGAGATTAGGCGGCAAATCAAAACTTTGAGTTCCCTGCACAGAAGTCGTAATTTGTATCAATGCACATTGAACTTTAATTAAGTCCATCATGTCCTTTTGATGCTCTACAAAGTCAATCATTCTCGCGCCATTAGTGCCTCTCTCATTAGGGTCGTTTCTAATAAATTTTAATTCTTTTATTGGAACTCTAGCTTTTCTTTGATTGTTGTAGTCATCATTCATTGCTGCCCCCGCAAAAAATAACCTTTTGTGATCAAATGCTGACTGTAGCGACTCATTGGCTATCCTAATCCATGCAGAAGTCGGCTTTCTGAGAAAAACAATATTCTTTTCTTTTAGATTATATTGATTTCTAACTCTTCGTAAATTCTTCTCATAATCTTGAGCTTTGTCTAAATCTGCTTCTATGACACCTAAATTAAGATTTTTCTTTTTGAAGATGTCACTTTCATTGCAAGAGTTTAAGAATTGAACCCCTCCATTGTAATCACCCACTACAGCAACGATATTAAAGTGGGTTAGTAGATAAGCGGCATATTTAATATGCGTTTTTAAATTAGCTCCAGATAGAGCATAGCTATGAACCACGGTTCCTTTGCGAGTGTTTTTATTTAATTTAATTAACAACATCGCAAAATCATCAGAACTTTCACTCTCTGACCAAGATGGGTCAAAAGCCAATATGTATTCATCTTTTGTATTACCTACAACCTCGATACTTTGTCCCTCTCCATCAGGAATGGTGCAAGCTGCCATTTTGCTAACTTTAAAGTATCCTGAACTATCATCAGTAAAAATAGCTCCAAACTCCCTCTCAAATTGAGAGTCGCTCATCGTCGCCTTAGACTGGCTAATCAGATTCTGATCATATAGTTGTTCGGGAGCACAATCATAACTAAAGTGCATAATTGTCCTATGGGCTCCATCTTGCTTGTTCTCATTTAAGATTAAAGCTTCATACTGCTGGTATATTTTGTATAAGTATTCAAATTTGTAAGAAGCGGAGGAAAGACCTATAATTTTGTTGTTTGGCCAAACTCTTCTATCCTCTTCTTTCATTTTGCCCTTCTCTATCATTTGAGTTTCTAAATCATAGATCTCCTGCCTCTCTGTAGGGTTTTCCACGACAGACAAGAATGGTATAATAACCTCGTTGTAAATTTTTTCGGGCATTAACAATAACTCATCAATGATCATTCGCTGGAAACGGAAACCCCTAAGTTTCTCACCATCACCAAGTGGAAGAGCACGGATGCTACTCCGACCAATCTCCATGACCCATTCGTCATTCATTTTCGAGACTCTTGTAATACATTGAGAGAAAAAGGTTGCTTTGGGGCTTTTTGAAATATCCTCAATTTTTTTGAAGATCATTTTGGACTGCCTAAAAGACTTAGACAAAATACCTATCTGGACACCTTGATTTAAAATAGCGTCTAATAGCGCGAAAATGCCCGTAGAGAAGCTTTTGGACATTCCACGGCTCCATATCCCCAAAAAGTAGTCTGACTCCATCATAGCCTTAATAGACATATGCTGGAAGGGGAATAATTTTACCCCAGTAAAGAGTTCACAAGCAAAGGAGGGATTTTCTCTAAGAAACTTATAAAGCAAAACTTTTGCTTCAGTTTCCTCCAAATACCCCTCTTTGTTTAGAATCGACTGATTTATATCTTTGAACTCTCTGTGTAGTTTTTGTGTTCCTGTTTTCCAAGCCATCTTCTTTAAGTTGTTTGCCCCAAAAATACTGAACATCAACTGTCCAAAGTTTTTTTCCTAAAACAAGAATTTTGGGTATGATTTCTTCGCTGTTACGTCTAGATCCACTAAACACAAATTGACAACAATCTGAATACTCAGCCTGTATCTCTCGCATCCTATGGTAAACATAATCTAAATTAAATTTTTTGTATCCCGCCCTATTAGTTGCCCACATCTTGTCAAAGGCAGTTTCTATAACCACAAATAACATACATCCCATAGATCTACATCTTTCTAGCTCTTTTGCGAATCTAGCATAGCCATTAGTAATTGTAGCACAGAAATCCTGGTAAGATTTCCTATCCACGAATGTATAGTCATATAAATCTCCTCCAACAGCGTAATCCCCAACATCCAACTTCAAAAACTCAGAATTGTTAAAATGTAGTGGCTTCTGTTCTCTAGTGTCTACCAGTATAGGTGTATTTGTATAATCGTTCTTAAATTCATTTGGTAGTTGCCCCGAGAACATGGGCAACATACCAAATTGTTGACAAGTCTCGCTATAGCTACCAAATACCTCTTTGCAGATGTCTATGTCGGGCAATCCTGCCGTTTGCAGGTAAGTGGAAGGGGGTCCAGCTTTGAGCCCCTTGCTTTGTAATTTTTCTTTTAAAGATTTTATAATATATTCTTTAACCTCTTTACGGGGTGCTGTTTTGCACCACTTTTTCATATTTCTTTTATTGATGAAGTCAGCAGCGAAATACTGATCGTATTTTTTAAACTCGATTAGTTCTCCAGTTAGTTTGTCTTTCCTTGCATAATTATCCACATAGTAATCTCCAAGGAGTTTACCGTGTTTCTTTATGTGTGCGTGGAGACTTCTTAATGAATCAAAAGAATCGCCACACTCTTTACAATCATAAGACATCTTGCTGACCAATTCCTAAAACTCTTGCTTTCCATTCTGCCATTCCTTCTAATCTTTCGGCTTCTTTCTTTACTGCCTCTTTTTGCATCTCTGCTATCCTTATCATTGTCTTTCTTTCTTCCTCTTCTTGGAAAAGCTGAACAATAGATAGAAACGAAGCATTTTCTTTCTGCATCTTCTTCATTCTCTCACCCCGATCACCTTGAAGCTTCTTGGTTAAGTTCTCGATGCGAGTTTCGCATTGATGATACTCAGAACTCTTAGCTTTGATAATTTCTGCCAAGCGAATGGACATTTCTTGCTGTTCATCAGCCTCATCAAACATATTGTTCAATTTATTGAGGTGAGCACTAATGACCTCCAAATTAATTACCTCCTTGCAGACATTTAAATATAAATTAATTTCATCTGCTGTTAGATCGGGCTTATCCCACGTTAAACGTATAAACTCATGCTCAAAGAGAACCCTATCCTCTTCATTGAGATAATTATTGATAATTTTTAGAAATCTTGAGTTAGAAAGATTAACTCCAAGTTTTTCAACACAAACTTGCTTTTGTCTGTTAAGTTTTGGTTCATCTAAGCCCAGCCCAGTAGCATCATTGATTTTTTTGATGATTCGTGATGGAGACTTAGGTGAAATGTATGAACTTAATGCTCCACTATCTTGAGATGGTAAAATATCTGGGTTCACTGCCCTAATTTCTGCCAACACCGCTCTTTGCTCCGCACTGAGTGGGGGAACCCTACGATCTGGAAAAATAATTCTAGCAATCTCTAAGGAAGACAATCCCTCGTCAGCTTGTTGTAAGATAAATTCACTTTGTTGCTCGGTAAATTCAATAGTCTCTGCTGGGGGACGACTGGTGGTTTGAAAGTCGATAGAGTTTTCTACTAAAAACTTTCTAACAGCCCTACCCTCCTTAGATCTTCCGTCCAAGGAATCGTCTTGAAAGCATTGTTTAGTTAAATCAATTAAATTAGGAATCCTAGAAGCATTTTCTCTGAGAAATTCCTTCTGTTCTTCATTCAGGTCCATTTCCTATAATATCGTGGTCTTTTAGTATTTCTAAGGCTACCTCTAGAAACTTTTTCTTTAGGTTCTTGACTTGGCGGTAACCCAGTTTTCTTTTTTGTGGGGATATCTTGTATCCCATGAACTTTGCAACATCCTCCTCCGTCTTATCCTCAAAATACAACATTCGATAAGCAATGTAGTGAGTTTCGCTTAATTTAATCTCCATGTAGATATCCAAGCGTTGCAGGGAACCATTAAAATCAAAATCATTATATTCCCTACTTCTAACCTCTTTTACAAAGTCCTCTGTGGATAAAGGGATTTTTAACTCTAGCCCCGTTTTCTTTGACTTCTCCCATTTAGCGTAAAGCTTGCAGGTGTCGTCTTGTTTTTTCGTCTTTGTAGCGGAGCAATCGTCCCCTCTTGCAAATTTACAATTAGTGCAAGGTTTTACATAATTACCATAATGGTTTCTTATGAGGTTTCGCATCTGGTTAGAAATAATGCGACCAATCCACGGTTCTAGTGGACGTTCTTGATCCCACATGTGCCACTTCTTAGCAATGTGTAGTTTTATGATTTGCTCTACATCTTGAAAGTCAAACCACCTGACCGCTTTTAACCTCCACTTATACTGCTGTCGTTTAATGGCGGCATCTATGATGTCAGAAAAATCTTCATATGTGAACTCACCCTTCTTTTTTCTTTTCATCAATAAATTCATTAAGGGAGCTTGTTTTATTATCCCCTTTGTATTCAGAAGGGGTTGGCTCTCCAATTAATGAACCTAAAGTCATAGTAGGTCTGTCCGACACTTCGTAATCTACTTGAAAGTCAGTAATGACAGGAACTGATTCAGCATCAGTTTCGTTATCGGACAAAACAACTGATTTTTGAATAGTAGGAGTATCTTGTGCGGTATTCGCAGAAATAGAAGCATTTAACTGTTGCCCACACTTAGCACAAAAATTTGGCTTTGCGTGAGCGTATTCCATTTTGTGACCGCAACTGTGACAAAATAAATGAGCCATTATATATTTATATGATTTAAAATTAGTTTTTCAAAAATAAACAAGGTCTTTGTCCTATATGTTTTGTAAAAAGCTGTTCGCCGCTATCGCGTTGACATAGCTCTTGTTTTACATATATTATTACACTTTCTTGTGTGTTTCTAATTTGGAAATAATAAATTTTAGTATTTTACTGCGAACAATATCAGTTCTTGTAAATTGGAAAGAATGAATCCCATTTTGTTCTGACTTTTCATCAGAGAACAAATCAAACATCTCTCCAAAACCTGTTTTGCCATTAATGTCACTCTGCATGAAATCTCCACAGATAATCAACTTGCTATCTTCTCCTAAACGAGTTATCAAAGTAGTTAGTTCTTTAAATGTAAAGTTCTGGGCTTCATCAGCAACGATTAGCTTGTTGTTCCAGTTAGCTCCTCTTAAAAAGTTTATAGGAACCGCAGAAATCCTACCTTTCTGCTTTAAGAATGCCGTATCACCCTCAAAGACGATTTCTTCCAACTTATCATAAAGAGGCATAAGGAAAGGGTTGAATTTCTCTGCCATATCTCCAGGGAGACTGCCAAGACCTTTATCTGCGCTTTCAGCAATACTTCTTACATAAAGAAGCTCTTTTTCAGTATCTTCAGCCATAAGACGAAGACAGCCATAAAGGGACATGTAAGTCTTACTTGATCCCGCTGGACCAGAAACAAAGAACATCTTTACTTCGGGGTCTAGGATTGTAGACAGGAATTTGCGTTGACGGGTCGTGAACTTAAAGTCCCTCTTCTTAAACTTGATCGAGTGGTGGAAGTGGGGCTCCAACTGTAAATTAGACAATTTTTTAAGTGCCATACTACAAATGTATTTACACTTAAATTATAATTTGATCTGATTTATTGTAGCCGTTGTTGATAAAGTGTCTCCTCCTTGATTTGTGTAGGATTGAGTTAAAACCCTGCTTCCAGCCGTGAATTTTATTAAATCGGCAATAAATGGGGTAGTGTTACCTATACCAGCAACTGCTACAGATAAAGTGTTGTTGAGTGATTCTCCACTGTAGTCAATCAGGTTATTAAGCCCTGTTGAGGTTACTGTTAATTGTTCTTCTACTCCATCGAGCAACATTGTAGAGGCATTTACCGAACCAAGCTCATAAACTGGGGTTCTGGCATATGCTCTACTAAAACTTATTTGTTGGTTTGTGTTGTTTAAAATATTAGCCGAATCGTTAACAGTGCAAGTATGACCGTATGCAATGCGATCACTATCCAAAGGAATCTCCCCTCCAGCATAAGGATTACTATCCCCACTAATTTTACAATCTATAGCTGGGTCCAGTGAAAGAAACTTTGCTTGAAGCGTAACTGGAGCAAAAGGATCTATAGTAATAGAAACATCTGTAGCATAACATTTATTATAAACTCCACTGCCAAGTTGAATGGTAACATAGTTATCTTGGTTTGCGTCTAGTAAAAAATCCAATCCCGATACCATTCCAGACTGAAACACACAATCAACAGTAATATCAGCAGTAAGCGGTCCTCCAAAGCCAAACTGATCGCTACTAGCAATGGTGCTACCCAGTTTTCTTTTGGGGCTGTGATTTGTATTGTAATTTACATTTGCTTGGGTTGCAGGAACATACCTGTCTACCTCTGGCGGTGGACTAGAAATACCAGCACCTCCAATATAAACAGGGAACTCGCTATAGGATAAACTCATTTGTTTTTATTACACTCAGTTTCCCGCCACCATCAAACCGAAATTCGCCATAGCATACGAT